AGCACGCCGCCGGCGGCAGCGATCCGCTGACGATCACGGCGGCGCAGGTGTCAAACTTCTCTTCCGCTGTCGAAGCCGCCTCGCCTGCTCCGATACACCCGTTCCTCTTGATGGGAGGCTGACATGCCACAGACGCACAAAGTTCTTGGGCAAACCAGCCCAGCAGCTACCACGCTCGCCTCGCTCTACACTGTGCCGTCTGCCACCCAGGCGATTGTCTCGACGGTCACCGTGTGCAACATAGCAGCGACGGCTACCACCTATCGGATCGCAGTGCGACCCGCTGGTGCTTCCATCGCCACCTCGCAGTATCTGGTTTACGACGCTGCACTGCCCGCGAATGACACGGTGACGCTGACGCTCGGAGTGACGCTGGCGGCGACTGACGTTGTGAGCGTCTTTGCCGGTGCGACCGACGTGGCGTTTCACGCCTACGGCGTGGAGATCACATGACGATCCGCAACGCATCACGGTCGCTGGCAAGTGCCTCTCGGCTACGGGCGTCGATCAGCCGCACTATACGGGCACTGGTCGTCGGCGGCGGTGGAGGTGGCTCTAGCGGTTCGGCCTCGACCCGTGTTGGTGGTGGCGGCGGTGGCGGCGGTGTCGTGGATTCCAGTACGGACATCATCTTGGGCGTGCTGTACACGGTGCGAATTGGTGGCGGCGGTGCGGCTGGCGCGTTTGGCAACTGGTCACGTTTTGCCGACTTCACTGCCGCTGGCGGCGGCGGCTCTGCTGGCACGACTTATTTTCAAATGGGGACGGGGCCGGGAGTGATTGGTTCATCGCCTCGCCAGGCGTCCCTGTTTCCGCACCAAGGGTTTAGCGGCGGTCTGGGAGCCACAACAAATACGAATTTCCTGCACGGCGGCGGTGGTGGCGGTGCTGGCGCGCAGGGCGGTGATGCAACGACCTCGGCAGGCGGAAGCGGAGGCGCTGGCAGGCAAAGCACAACTCCTGTGAGTAGCACTAACTTTGGCGGCGGTGGTGGTGCTGGTCAGAACAACAACGCGAACAACGTCACGACAGCAGGGAGTGGCGGCACGGGCGGCGGCGGCAGCGGAGGAACTACCGGGGCCGGTTCGGCAGGCTCAGCAAACACTGGCGGCGGTGGCGGCGGCGGAGCATCGCCCGCAAACGCAGCCGGGGCGGCTGGAGGCTCTGGTGTGGTCGTTCTTCGTTATGCGGCGGGGTTGAATCTGACCGTTGGCGTGGGGCTGACAGCCACAACGACCACAAGCGGATCGGACAAGATAACCACGATAACCGCTGGCACTGGCACCGTTACGTTTAGGTGAGGCAGAAATGGCGCACTATGCGTTTGTCGATGACAGCAACGTAGTCACCGAGGTGATTGTCGGCAACGACGAGACAACCGGCGATTGGGAGTCGCACTACGCTGCGGTCGTCGGTCTTCGCTGCCTGCGCACCAGCTACCACACTCTCGGCGGGCAGCATCTCAACGGCGGCGTGCCCTTCCGGTTGAACTACGCGGGCATTGGCTACACGTTCGACGAGCGGCTCGACGGCTTCATTCCGCCGTGCCCCGGCGAAGGTTTCGTGCTGAACGAGGCTACGGGGCTTTGGGTCGATCAGGCGTTCGTCGAGGCAGCGACGCTGTAGGGCATAGCCGGTCTAGTTTCGGGTGACGGCAGGGAAACTGTCGGCACCAGGAGCGGACCATGTCTTCTACGTTCAGCCAGTTGCCGGGCGCACTCGCCGTCACTTTTGTCGTGGGCGACGAAGTGAATATCGCCATCAACTTGGGCGTGAACATCACGGGCTATACGCTCCAGTCCGGGGTCTTCGTCAGCAGTGCCCAAGGCTTTCAGGGTGGCGGCGGCGGCACCGTGACGGCTATCGGAGCGACAGCGGCGACGCCAAGCATTCAGGTCGTGACGGCGTCCACGGGCGCAATCATCTGGTCGCTCACAGAGGCACAGACGTCGTTGCTGTCGCCGGGCATCCGATACCAATGGTTCCTGCGTTGGGTCACGCCTAACACGACGATGACCCGCACGATTCTTGCGGGTGCGTGCATTCCGAGGGCACCCGGCGCATGAGTGAAATCAGCGTTTCCGTAGTCGGCTCCACGACGATCAATCCGACGGTCGGCAACGGCTCGGTCGTGAACGTCACGTTCTCGGAGACGGGCGAGCGTGGGCCGAAGGGCGACACGGGAGCGGTCGGGCCAGCGAACACGTTGTCGATCGGCGCGGTACTGACGGGTGCGGCGGGATCATCTGCGGTTGCCACGATCAGCGGAACGGCACCGAGCCAAACACTGTCGCTCACGATACCTCGTGGCGAGACGGGAGCCACGGGCAGCGTTGGTGCCACGGGCGCGGTTGGTTTGACCGGACCTGCGAACTCGCTCTCTATCGGCACGGTGGCAAGCGGCTCGTCGGCGTCTGCGACGATCACCGGCGCGGCTCCGTCGCAGACCTTGAATCTTGTGCTACCTGTCGGTGCCACTGGTGCCACGGGCGCAACAGGACCGGCTGGACCGGCTGGACCGCCGATCAACCTTGGCGACGAGACTCCGCAGCCGCTCGGCACGGCGTCGGCTGGTACGGCTCTTACTGCCGCCCGTTCTGACCACGTTCACTCGCAAGGCTCAATCGCATACTCGGCACTGTCTGGCATTCCCAGCACATTCGCACCCGCAGCCCACCAGCACGCCATAAGCGACGTGACGGGCTTGCAGACGGCGTTGGATGGCAAGCAGGCTTCGGGCACCTACGCCACGCTGGTCAACGGTCTTGTGCCGTCCAGCCAACTGCCGACGTTCTTGGACGACGTGCGAGAGGCGGCGAGCCTGTCAGCGTTTCCGGGCACTGGTGACGTTGGCGTGATCTACGTTGCGGTCGATACTCGCAAGATCTACCGATGGAGCGGTTCGGCATACCTTGAGATTGCAGCGGCACCCGTCCAAAGCGTGGCGGGTCGCACGGGTGCTATCACGCTGACCTATGCCGACATCGGCGGCACGCCTCCTGGCGGTGGCTCTGGCGGCGACGTAGACGGCGGCGTGTATGCGGCTGCTGCGGCACCGTCAGGAAACGACCCGCTCTGGTCAAGCGTCCGGCTGTTGATGCCGCTCAACACAAACACGAACGACTTCCGCTCGGGGACTGGCGCAACCGTGACGGCGTTCGGCAATGCGGCGATTGCCACGAGTTCGCCGAAGTTCGGCGCGGGGTCTCTGCTCCTCGACGGCAACGGCGACTATCTGCAAATCGTTGACGGCATGAACGAGATCATTCCAGGCACGGGCGACTTCACGCTTGAGATGTGGGTGCGACCAGCAGCCCTGCTCGTAGACGCGCAATACTTGTTTGACACAAGGACGAGCACTGCGGCTGGCGTTGCCGTCGCTCTATCCAGCGGCCAGACAACTGTGGTCGAAAGCTCCACGATAATTACAGGGTCGGCATTGGCTGCGGGTCAGTGGCAGCACGTTGCTTTGTGCCGTGCTAGTGGGACGCTACGGCTTTTCATCAACGGCTCCGTCGCCGGATCGCCCGTCGCAAACACGACCAACTTTCCATCAAACCGGATACTCCTCGGTCGGTCATTCTCAGACGGTGCGCCGCTCTGGTTTGATGGCAGCATCGACGACGTTCGGTACACGTCTGCGGCACGGTACACGGCCACGTTCACACCACCAACCAGCGCCAACCCTACGAGCTAGCGTATGTCTGACTTGATTCAGTTGAAGCGATCGAGCGTAGCCAACGCGGCACCGACCACGCTGGCTGACGGCGAACTGGCTCTGAACTTCCGAGACGGGAAGTTGTACTACCGAGACCACACGGGTGCGATCGTGGAGTTTGCTGGTGGTGGTGGCGGCGGGGACACGACGCTGCGGGCGCTCTTCGTGCCGCCTGCACCCACGAGCCTGGCCGCATCCGGCGGCAACGCTCAAGCCACGCTCTCATGGACTGCGCCGACCGTGCTGGCTCAGACGCCGATCACCGACTATGTCGTGCAGTATTCATCAAACAGCGGATCGACGTGGACGACGGTCAGCGATGGTACTTCGACCGCGACTTCCGCGACCGTGACCGGGCTGACCAACGGAACGGCGTATGTGTTCCGCGTGGCGGCGGTGAATGGCGTTGGCACTGGGACTTACTCCAGCGCGACGAGTAGCGTGACGCCGGGCGACGTGTTCCGTGCGATCCCAACAATGACCTCGCTTACGGAGCCAAGCGGCGAAGTGTCGGGCCAATCGAATATCTCGGAATCTGGCAGTGTTGGCTTGGAGTTGTGGCGAGCTTTTGACGGCAGTGCGTCTACAGTCGCGCAGTTGCAGCGAGGCTCTTCCAACACGCCGAGCCGAATGATTCAGTATGCGTTTCCGTCTGGGCAGAAGTCACGAATTAGTGGCTATTCAATCACTACTCCGCAGCCTGGATTCGTGGAGTATTTCGACCAGTGGATCGTCTACGGCAGCGACGACCTATCTACATGGACAGAGATTGACTCTCGGAGCGGGCTGACAACCGGGTGGACTAGCCAGCAGGCGAGACAGTTCAATCTGTCGCAACCAGCAAACTTCCGCGCGTATCGGTGGGTCTTCCAAGCTACGACAGACAACGGCGGGCCGAATCAAATTTCTACGATGCAACTGACCGAGTAAATGTCGATCCGCCTCCCGCTCTATCTCGCCACGCTCCTGAGCTACTGACATGAGCAGCACGCTACGCACACTCGCCGACAGTCTCGCCGACGGGCTTCAGTCCGTGACGTGGGCGATTGCGTCCACTGTCGTGGAGCGTCGCAACTGGGCAAACCTCGACCTTGAGGCTATGAGCGTGCCGCACGTCCTTGTCGTGCCGGGCAACGCCGAGGTGACACGCATCAGCCGACAGATGATGCAGGTCGATTACACGGTCTCCGTGTTCGTCGGGCGGCACGTCCAGAGCGACAGCGACGTTGATGCCATGCTTGATCTCGCCGACAGGGTCATGCTCCAGGTGCGTGCTCACTCGTTCGGCTCTTCCGTGACGTGGCCGGTGGGCGTGACCAGCCCGCAGACGGTGCAGATCGACCTGAATCCTGACGACGCACTGACGGAGCGAAACGTCTGGCGTGCCGTGATCACTGCGACGTATCGGGTGTTCGAGTCGAACGTGCTTCCGTCGCCGACCGTCTAGGAGGTGGCTATGCCGTCGATGCTTTCTGGCATGAGCCGGGCATTTATCCGTCCCGGCATGATCGGCGGCAATCGCCGGGAGATGTCTGCCGACACGCTCGGGCGGCTCAAACTGCGGGCGTCGATCAGGGGCAACTTCTTTGATCGTCCGAAGGTGGCAAGGATGATCGGCAAGATGAACGCCGAGGTGTTGTCGAACCTTGGGCACAACATCAAGAACGCCGCCAAGACGGGCATCGGTCGTGGCAAGGGCAAGATCACGAAGGCGGCGAAGAAGCGTCAGCAGCGTGGCAAGCCTGTGGAGTTTGTCGGCGGCTTGTACGTTGACCTGACGGGCTATTCGGCTGGAACGCCACGTCCAGCGGGACAGCCTATCCGCTCGTGGGCACCGAAAAAGTTCATGTACAGCGACATCGTCGATTTCTACGATCCGGCTCGTGGCACCGCTGTGATTGGCACCTTGAAAACAAAGCCACGCCTGGCACAGCTGCACCAGTTCGGCGGCAGCGTGAAGCAGACCGCGTGGCGGATCGGCGTCGGGGCTGCACGCAATGCGTACCTGCGGAAGTCAGCCGGCAGGAGCGGTGCAGGACGTGACGCCAGCGGGCGTTTCACGAAGGGGCAGAGCTTCGGCCCGCAGAAGAACCAATACGAATACGGCGCTTTGATCTGGAACATCGACAGCATCGGCGGCTTCCGGCACTCCAAGAACTGGGAGCGTACGACAATGAGCCGCATGGTGACGTATCCTGCCCGCCCATTCATGGCAGGGTCGAAGCGAGTGGACGAAGCCGTACGCAAAGCCAACGAGAAGTGGCGGAACATGCTCGCCCGAAACTAGCCACGGCATACCCGGTCTAGTTTCCGCCTGCCTGCCCATACCGTGAGCGAACCAGCCGCACCGCTGGCACTCGCACACGAGGCACCGCATGTCTACAGGCACCGTCACTATCAGGCTGGGCAAGGACGTCACCATTACGGGCGTCGCAAATGCTCGCAGCTGCACCGTCAGCCACTCTGCGTCCGAGGTGGACGTTACGAAGTTTGGCGACACAAGCCGCAAGTTTCGCAAGGCATTGATCGAGCAGACCGTCGAGGTTGAGTGCGTCGATTCTCCCGGCGTCACTGTCGGCGGCACGTTCACCATCGGCGGCACAATCACCGGCAATGCCACGTACGTCTGCACGAGTGTTGCACGCTCGGAACCTCTCGATGGCATCGTGACGTTTTCCGTCTCGGGTTCTCGCACCACTCCCGCCACCTGATCACCACCCCACACGCAGGAACCATCACACATGGCTATCACACTCGGAAAAGACGCATCGGCGACGATTCCATTCGGCGAAGGCATCATCTCGGCGACGTTCACCGAGGAATGCGAAACGATCGACATCTCGAACCGAAGCAACGTCGGCACCGGCGCAGGCCGCAAGGCGTTCCTCGCTGGCTACACCACTCGGACGTGGGAGATCGAGTGCCACGACGCCGACGGCGTGATCACGTCGCTTGAGGCGGCGAATCCGACCGGCTACACGGTCATGAGCGTGTCGGAAAACATCTCGCTTGATGGTGCTGTGACCTATTCACTTTCGATCAAAGAGGCGTCGTGACGCATGGCGATCACGCTGGGTAAAGACTGCTCAATCGTGCTCGATAGCGGGCAGATCCTCAGCGCTCGCAACGTGACGCTGACAGAGTCGGCACGCACGATCGACGTGAACGCCTACGGCAGTCGGTATGCGGCGGTCTACAGCACGGGCTACGAGTGCAGCGTGTCTGTCGAGTTGAACGACGCAGCGGATTTGGGCACGGCGTTCCAGAAAATGCACACGGGCGGGACGTTTGAAGTCAGCGGCGGCGCTGCCGGGTTCTCGTTCATGGCGGTGATGAC